TATTGTGTCAGCCCACGACGGCCCAGCGGCCCATGTTGAGATTGCATGGCAGGCGGTTCGCGTAACCCGGAACGCCAAGCTCGCTGAGTCTGATTGGACAGACCTGCCGAATAGTCCTGTTGACAATGGCTCTGAGTGGGCGACCTACCGACAAGCTCTGCGTGATATCCCACAGGACTTCGGCAGCGCCGACGCGGTGACATGGCCGACCAAGCCAGCCTAGCGGGTAAGGTAGATGCCATCAGCAGATTGGGGCAACGGCGAGAAGCTCGTCTTGGCGAGGCAAATCGAGGCGAATGCGCGTAAGCTCGATACCATGAACAGAACTTTGACGGAGCTTTGTGTGAAGGTCGCGGTGCTCGTCGATAGGGCCGAGCGTGAAAAAAGCACGGCCATCAAGTGGGCTGGGGCTGTCGCAGCAGCGGTCGCGGCGGTGGTGGCTGCGCTTCTGTCAGGATTGAAGCCTCAATAAATGGCTGACCCGCTGGTTGACCTGCTCCTCAAGCATGAGGGGCTTCGACTGCACCCGTATGACGATGTGACAGGGAAGCCTCCAGAGACCCTCCAAGGCAAGATCACCATCGGGGTCGGCCGTAACCTCACCGACGTAGGCATCACCCGCACAGAGGCTCTCAGCCTCCTCAAAGCTGACATCCAGAAGGCTACGACCAAGGCGAAGAAGTATCGCTTCTTCGAGGGGCTGAACAAGGCTCGAAGGGCGGTCATCGTCAGCATGGTCTTCAACCTCGGCTCGATAGGCGCGTTCGTACGGATGCGTGCGGCCATCGCAGTCAAGGATTGGCAGGGGGCCGCGAGGGAAATGCTCGAGAACAGCCCCGGCAACCCCACGCGCTGGGCCTCTCAGGTCGGGAATCGGGCGCAGGAACTAGCCGACATGATGAGGAGTGGCGAGTGGCCTAAATAAGTCAGCCAGACATGCACGAAAGTAGTTGACTCATCGGAGGGTTTGTATATACTTCCGTGGATGCTTACAAAAACGCACGTCCTCACCCTTCGCCGTTCGGACCCCACGCACAGACTGTCCAAGGCCATCGAGCTAGCTGGCGTGACCCAGCGTGAAGTCGCCAGAGCCCTCGGGATGACCGAGTCGTATATCTCGGACCTGAGTCGCAACACCCGTGGCAACCCGACGTTGGAAACCCTTCACAAATTCAAGGACTTCTTCCAGTGCCGAATCGAAGACCTGTTTCCGTCTGAGGAAGAGCGGCGTCAACCGGCTCCGTTCAGCCATGAAGAATATTCCCAGAAGTCAGCGTCGGCACTCGTTGACATCGCCGAGTATGAAGCCGACAACCCAGACACGAAATAAAACAGGGCCGCGCTGACACGCGGCCCCGTGGAGGTACCTTATGAGCCTGACGACCAGTGAGAAGACCGACAAGCTATTCCCTGCCTATTTCAAGGCCCGGTCTAGTATGCGCGAACTGGCCCCAACCGGCAAGAACGGCGCGTTCAAAACCCCTGACGGCAAGGTGGCAAAGTTTGCCCCACTCCAGACCATCCAGCGGCACATCGAGGGACCGTTCGTCGAGAACGGCTTGCTGTGCTCCCAGAGCCCGACGATGACGGCCGACGGCATGATGGTCGTGACGACGTTACTGGTGCATACCCCCAGCCAGCAGTGGCTGCGAGGGGAGTTTGCGCTGAAGCCTGACCGTCTGGGCGTTCACGGGCAGGTCGCGTGTTCGACCTACGGGCGTCGCGTGGCCTTGGCCTCGATGCTTAACCTGCTGATTGACGAGCCGTCCGATGACGATGGCAACACGGCGCAGGGTCTCGCGGAGGGCCTCACGTCCCAGTCACGCACGACGCTCAGTGGCATCACGCCGCCGACCGCGACCCCGAAGTTGCCGGGGAATCTCGCCAAGTCGAAAGAGGTGCAAGCCTACGTCGACCGGTTCACCAAGAGGTTCCCGTCGCATCGAGCCCAGTTGATGCAGCTTTTGAAACCGGGCATCAGCGTCAAAGAGTTCAAAGCCGCTGTCGCCCACTTAGCCAAGGAACTCCAAAATGAGCAGCCCACGCCGCCCGTCCGATAAGCTGACGTTTCGCGCCGACGACCACACGTATTGGCTCGGGGAGCCTGACGCAGGGGTCAAGCTCTATGGGGCGAGTGAACTCCTGAAGTCGGTCGGCCTGATTGACACGAGTCATTTCACGCCGGGTTCCGCCGAGCGTGGGACGTTGGCCCATCGAGCCACGGAACTCTACGACGACCCGGACTGGTCGCTCGACGAGGACAACCTCGACGAGGCGTTGCGGCCCTACCTGACGGCCTACAAAAAGTTCAGCGACGTGTGCCAGCCTGAGTGGACCGGCGTCGAGCAGCAGTTGTGCGACAAGGCGTTGCGGATTGCCGGGACCGTGGACCGTGTGGGCACCATGCGCCCCGGAGGCACCGGCCGAAAGCAGCGTGTCGTGGTCGACCTCAAGACCGGCAGCTTTGCGCCGTGGCATTCGATTCAGTTGGCCTGTTACCAGCACCTCGCCACGGTGCAACTGGTTCTCGGGGGCGCGGTGCCGCCCTCCAAGGCGACCTCGAAGCCGTTGGTGGAACGCTACGCGCTCTACCTGACGAAGAAGGGCACCTACAGTTTGAAGCATTTCACCGAGGTGACGGACATTGCCGTGCTCATGGGGGCCAGAGCGGTCTGTCTGTGGAAGGAGGCCCATGGATTCACTCGATGACAAGTACGTCCAGTTTGCGATTAAACAGGTGACCGACGAAGCCCTTGCGTGGCCTGACCGGGCACGGGCAGTCACGGTGGAGACGGCAGCACAATATGCGGCCGTCGCTGACATGCTGCTCGGCATTAAGGCGATGCGCAAAAAGATCGAGTCGGCGTTTGGGCCCGTCGTCAAGGATGCGCATCGGGCGTGGGTCAGTGCGCAGAAATTTCGGAAGCAGTCCGAAGACCCGCTGGTCGAGGCCGAGCGCGTGCTGAAGGATGCCATGACGACCTACCGGCAGGCGCAGCGTGACCGAGACGAGGTGGAGCAGAAGCGACTTGAGGCCGAGGCCAAGAAGGTGTCGAAGGCCCAAGGGCTCGAGACGCCGCCCGTGCTCGTGGTCTCGACGGTGCCAGCCGTCTCTGGCATTCGAGCGTCGAGCCGGTGGAGTGTCACGGTGGCCGACGAGGCGGCGCTCATTACAGCGGCAGCGCGAAACAAGGCGCTCCGTCCGCTGCTGAAGGTGGACCTGACGGCCCTGCGTCGGCATGTGCAGGCGATGAAGGGACAGGTCAAGATTCCCGGCGTGACGGTCACCGAGACCGAAACGCTTTCGGTCGTCACGAGTTGAACTTAGAGAAAGGAACACGATGGCAGACAACCCAAAGACAACGCGGCTCGGTGGACTCTGGAGACGCGACCTCCCCAGCGGGAAGTCGCTCTTTTCAGGGAAGGTGAGCGTCGCGGACCTGCGTGAGGCCGTGAAGCTCGCTGGCACCGACGAGCTTGACGTGACGGTCTGGCTGAACGACGACAAGCGCACTGAACGCTCACCGGATGCCAGCCTTGTGGTCGGACCGCCGTGGAAAAATCCCGAGTCGGACGACGTGGCCCCGGCCACGGTCTCGGCTCCGACGGACGACGACATTCCGTTCTAAGAGGAAGATAAATTGGAATGCCCTCTCAGGAGCGCCAGCGAACACGGGGATGGTTGGTTATTGGGAACCATCGAAAGCCGTAACGAAGAGGCGCGAACGGGAAGGGTGGGCGAACGGTGATGCCTAGGTAAGTCACTCAGTAGCAGTAAGAGGGCAGTCCATTTTTTTGTAAGCGTGATGTGGTTGCGGCGGCGTGGGGAACACGGGCCGTTTTCTGGTCTACCTCCTAGGCTCTCCCCTCGTTGCCGCGACCCCTTTTCTGAGGAGGTAGAGGACCATGGCACGCGGTCGCATGATTTCTAAATCGCTCGGCGCAAGCAAGCGGTTCACCGACCTGCAGACCTACGCGGGAAAGCTCGGGGAGTTTAGTGCCGCCCTGTTCTGTCTGGTCGTGAGCAACTGCGACGACTTCGGCAGGCTGGAAGGCGACGCGGCCTCGGTCAAGTGGCGGTGCTGGCCTGCCAGTTCGCGCAGTGAGCACGACTTCGCCGTGTCGCTCAAGGCAATGCACGACGCCGGGTTGATTATCTGGTATGAGGTCGCCGACCGGCACATCGTGGAGGTCGTCCAGTTTTCAGAACACCAGTCCGGGCTCCACAAGCGGACCCGGTCCAAGTTTCCCGACCCGCCGGGGTATTCCCGTGAGGCCGTGCAGTCGACAAACCACGTTGCCGCGCCGTCTCCGCTCGTCGGCCGAGCCGGTCGCGTGGTCGAGCGGTATACCCAGCAGTATCTGAAGCTGCAACAGCAGCCGTATCTGCAAAGCCGGGTGCAGATGGACAAAGACCTTGAAGCGGCGACGGCCCTCGTGAAAGCCTACAAGGATGCCGACGTGGACCGGATTGTCACGGCGTTTCTCAAGCTGGACGAGAACCACTCGAAGAACAGATTGTTGAAGGGGAGTCGGCGCACGCTGCCGATGCTGCTGTCGTTCGCGGCCCCCATCGCCACGCAACTCAAGATTAAGGCATCGCCATGAGCCAGACACGCCATCCACACGACCTTGACGCGGAACGTGCTGTGCTGGGCGCGGTGCTGATGCGGAACGAGGCGTATCCCGAAGTGCGGGACCGCCTCTCCGACGACGACTTCTACCGTGAGGCGCACGCCGAGGTTTACCGGACCATGGAGGTGTTGCACGAGGCGGGTCGACCACTCGACTTCATCACGCTCAAGGATGAACTCGTGCGCCGTGGACGGATGGACGAGGTCGGGGTGAGTTATCTCTCGAGCCTGACCGACGGCGTGCCGAGGTCGACCAACGTGGTTGGCTATGCGGACGTGGTCTCAGACCTCGCAGACCGCCGCAGGCTGCAACAGGTCTGCCGCGAAGGGCTCACGGAGGCTCGTGACGCAAAGACCGCCGAGGAGGCCGCGTCGCGTCTTGTGGAGCGTACTCGAGCGGCGGTGCGTGTGCGCGGAGACGGCGGGGAGACGCTGGGCAGTGCGATTAGCGACCTGTTGGCACACCTCGACGAGCAGTCTGACGCGACGACGACTGGACTGCCGACGCTGGACGGTATGGGGTCAGGCTTTCGGCCCGGGGAACTGACGCTGCTGGCTGGGCGTCCGAGCCACGGGAAGACGGCGCTGGCGCTGCACCTTGCCAAGGCGGCGAGTGGGGCCGGGTTGCCGACCTACTTCGCCAGCTTGGAGATGACCAAGGAAGCCCTGACGATGCGCTGGCTGGCGTCCGATGCCGGGGTCTGGTTCTCGGCGTTGCGGAGCGGCACGCTGACCCAAACGGAGTTTGCCAAGGTCTCGGTGTCGGTCGAGCGTCTGTCGGCGTTGCCAATCACGCTGGACGACCACGCGAGTCTCGGCATGGGCGACCTGCGTCGGGCCATGGTCGGCTCGAAGGGTGGCCTGCTCATTGTGGATTATCTGCAACTGGTGCAGCCGCCTGAGAGCACGAGAGGACAGAACCGAACCCAAGAGGTGTCCGCGATTTCGCGTGGCCTCAAGGCCATTGCGCATGACTGCAAGGTCTCCGTCCTTGCGCTCTCGCAACTGAACCGACAGTCGGAAACGAGCGGGACCGAGGCTCGCTTGAGCCAGTTACGGGACTCGGGAGCCTTGGAGCAGGACGCGGATCAGGTCTGGATGATTTGGCGACCGGTGCTCTCGCAGGGGCACGACGCGCCTGACGACCTCGCCCTCCTGCGCGTGGCGAAGCACCGCAACGGCCCCCTCGGACGGGTCGAGTTGCACTTCGATACCTCACGGCAACAGTTTCGGGAACGCACGGCGAAGGATGCGACCGTCCCGAAGGAGTCGAGCGACGATTCAAAAATGAAGGAGTGGTAAATGATCGGCGTCCCGAAACCGAAGTCACGCAAGTCCGAACGGCGTAAGATTAAACGCGATGAGCGGCTATGGATTGCACGAGTGCGAGAGGATGTGGTCGAGCGTGATGGTCATGGTTGTCGAGCCTGTCGCGGGACAGATAAGAGACCGACTTCCTATTCCGCGCACATGCATATGCATGAAATCATCTTTCGGTCTGCCACCTTGGGGTTGCCTATCGAGGAACGGATTAACACCCGGCTCTCGATGTTGCTCTGCGATAGCTGCCATCGGGATGTTCACGCGTATCGCTTGAAGATTGAAATGGAAGATGAGGAACGAGGGGCTGATGGGAAACTTCATTTTGTCAGGATGGTCAAAGGTTAAGACTCGATTGAGCCATGGCTGGGCTGGTTTCAAAACCTTGGGCCTGTATCGCGTGGCGCAGGAATGGCTCTGGTGGCATCGACTCTCGCCAGCGCAACGTCATCTCTATGAAGACCGTATGAGCGATGACTGGATTATCAGGAACCGAAGTCAATGAATATTCTAGGGAGGAAGTCAGATGGAAGCGCAACAGGAAGACAAGCGGTCGTATCGGGACAAGGTCGCGGCGTTGTTTCGCACGCTCCCGGGCATCTGGATTGACGGGTCCGACGTGGCAAACATCGGCGGCTACTATGCGTGGCGCACCCGTATCAGTGACTGCCGCAAACAGCTTGGCATGGTGATCGAGAACCGCCAGCAGCGTGAGCGGGACGGCCGCACGCGCAGTCAGTATCGCTACGTGCCGCTCGAGTATAGACTGACGGCTAAGAATGTCGCGCCGCGCCCCTCGAACGGACCGCAACCAGAAGATGATCGTTCAGGCATTACGGGACGAGGGCGCTGACCTGTGTTCAGTGGTGAGCTTGTCTGGTGAGGCTCACGGCGTCCCGGATTTATTAGTAGGTCTGGGCTACCGAACCTATCTGGTCGAGGTCAAGGACGGGGAGAATCAGCCTCCGTCCAAGCAGCGCCTGACCCCGGACCAAGAGCGGTTCATCCGAAACTGGAAGGGGTACCCGGTCGTGGTCCTGCGTGACGTGCCGTCGGCCAAGGCGTGGGCCCGACGCATGTTGGGTGTGAGCCTCGATGATTAAAAAAACGAAGCGCGGCTACGGCGTGGTCTCGAAGACCGGCAAGAACCTCGGCCGCTACCAGACCAAGGGGCAGGCCGCAAAGCGTCTCGCCCAAGTGGAATACTTCAAGAAGTCCAAGCGAAAGGCTCGGTGATGCTTCCGACCTTGGGGGGCACCGTGAGTCCTGACGGTGAGCTTGTGCTCGACAAGCCTCGACTCTACAGACGCTATCTCCAGACCCTGATTGGGGAGAAGGTGGTGCTTATTCTCCGACGGCCCAGTGAGATACGCAGTCTCAATCAGAACGCCTACTATCATTCGGTCGTCGTGGCGTTGCTGGCGCAAGAGTGGGGCACCACAGACCGGGAGGCGCACGAACTCATCAAACGGGAGTTTGGTGTGGGGTCGACGGCGGCACTCGAGGTTGGCGCGTTTGAACTGTTGATGGAGCGCATCCGGGGCTGGGCCCTGACTGACCACAACGTGACCATCCCAGCCCCGAACGAGGTTGTCTAGCGGTCCTGCTTGGCCTGCCTGTCGAGCCGCCGCTGTTCGAGGAAGGCGGCATCGAGCTTGGCCTTGGCGGCTTTGTAGCGCGGGACGTTCAGTTCGTGCTCGGTCACGAAGTCGAGGAGCCGCTTGAACTCCTGCGGCGTGAGACCGCCGAGGGTCTGGACGGGTGCCTCAGTCATGCCGCCCTCGCCTTCTGGTAGCGTCGCCAGACAATACTCAACTGGTCCCGTTCCTCTGGGGTCAGGTTCGTCCAGTAGAGCGCCGCGTCTCGGGTGCTTCCGCGCACATATCCAAGGGCCAGTTTCGCGCAACGAGGACACCACGTATCGCTACGCCGATTGGTGTAGTAGCCTCGGCATCCTTGGGTCTGACAGTGCCCGACAAACTTGGGGTCAGGGGTCGTGACCTGACGTCGGGAATAGCACCGCTCCGGGCGTGCCCCAATGCGCTGGGCAATCCGTTTCCAGACGTGGTTGTGGCCGTTCGCGTGACCGGCCAGTGCGTGGGCAATCTCGTGCAGGATAGTGTTGCGGACCTCGGCGTCTGGGTTCAGCTTGACGAGCACACGAGACAGGCTGATGGTGCCCTTGTGATACCGACACGCCCCGAACCGCCTCACCGCGTTGTCGAACGTGAACCGCCAGACCCTGACCCCGAACTCGGGAGCGCGTCCGGTCTGCGTGAGGCCGTGCTCGTCCATCAGTTCGAGGGCGAGTTTGCGTGCGTCAGGAAGTCGCATCAGTCATACCCCTCGTCTTCTGTGTCCTCGAACACCTCGTCGTCGACCTCAGGTGCGAGATTCCATGTGGCCTGTTGGTCGGCCGTGAGCAGGGCCCGGAACCGGTCGACATAGGGGCTGTCATGAGAATGCGCGTGAAGCCATGTGGCGATACGCTTGACGCTAATCGTGCGACGTCGCCCGTGGCGGTTCGTAAACTCGGTCTGCCCAGACTCGAGGGCCGCACGTTGCAGACGGCAATCCGCGTAGCTCAACTCGCCGTCATACATCGCCGAAAACCGGGGCGGATACTCAGACTCGAGTTCCTCGTCGGTCGCCGGGGCGAGTCCTTTCGGCAGCAGATGCGACGGCAACCTGCGGTCTGGATACGGATACGCCAGCCACTGGGCCAGCGTATCCTGCTCGACCTCGTCGAGCAGCCGGTCTGGTCGGCGGATGTCGATTCCAGCCGACCGTCGAGCTTCTGCCCACGGATACCCGGGGGGTTCACATTCAGTGCGTGCCATGGTCTACCTCCATGAAGTGGGGGAGCATTGCGCCCCCCCCGTGTAGCACTCAGGACAGTCCCAAGCGCGTCCTCGCCCTGCTCATCGCCACGTCATCCGGTCGCCAATACCGATCTAAGATGTACTTGTCGGCTACGTCATGCCCAGACCTCATTAGCTCACGCGCCATGACGTAGAGGTCATCGCTCGCCTCCCGACGTTTCCTATTCAATTCTCGGAGTGTCTGTTTGGCATCAGCGACTGCTGTGTCACATCCACCGAGGCGCTCTTTGAGAACCTTCAGGTTCACGCTCATGATCCTGCCCTCCCGTTCAACGCCTTGGCAACGATGGGGAGCGGCCCCTTGTCACCAAGCCATCGGTTGTACGTGGTGCGTCGTGCAGCGAACCACAAAGCCGTGCGCGTCTTATAAGAACGCTCGGGCTTGCCTTGCATCTTATCCAAGATGCGCTCCACTTCACCCGGCTCGTCATTCACCACCCCCAACCGGAACTGTTCCCCGGTCAGGTCTTTCACCAGCGCAGTACCCTGACGCACGTCCACGCGGTGACCTTGCGCCACGCGCTTCATCTGGTCGAGGAACTTCTTGTTCGAGAACGCATACACCTGACGACCGTCTCTCAAATATCGCATGGTCTACCTCCTACTGCACTAAGGAACTATCTAACTGACAGAACCATTATATCATCCCTGTCAACCCCCCCGGTTTCATTGGGGTGTTTGACAGGGTCGTGTCGACGTGCGGTCTCAGCGGTGCCTCAAGGTGTCGACGGCCAGCGACAGATTCTGGTAGGCCGAGAGCCACACGGCCCCGCCGCCCAGCCAGCGCAGCAGAGACCCGAGGTCCGGCTGCATCAGCAGCCAGCCCCCGAGTCCCAGACACCCGAGCCCGAACACGAGGCTTGCCCACGCGAGTCGACGCGTCCTCACAGGTTCTCCTGTCTGAGCGCCTTCACAAGCGCCGCCCACGTCTGCTTCACCTTCGCCGGGTGCCGACCGCTGACCAGCGACGCCGCGCCTTCGGGCCAGCCTGCAACCATCAGCACCGGCTTGGGCGGTGAGGTGCTGGCCGGGTCCGCGAGTAACACACCCAGCTTGAGCGCGGAGCACTCATACCAGCCGATGCCAGCACCGTCGAGAGGCTGCACGCCCCAGCGGTTCTTGCCCCAGACATACTTGTGCTGGGCGACGCGCACGCGCACCATCCCTCCATACGGCAGGTCGACAAAGACGAGCGTGTCCAGCAATGCGCCAACCTGCTCGTGCGTCAGGGCCGGGAGTGTGTCCTTCTTCGGTGTGTCCTTCTTCAGTGTGTCCATCGTGCTTCCTTCCAGATGATAGTAGGCGTTAAAGTCCTCGACATAAGACACGTCGAAGCCGTTGTCTTTGAGCAGGGCGACTACCTCCGACGGCATCTCAAAGACGCCGTCATAGTCGACCAACTCCAGTCCCTTGAATTGCAGCCCGACCTCGGCGTAGTGGTCTCCCGTTAAGCTGGAGACTTCAGCCATGACCGGGGCTTGGTCGGTCTCGCGCCAGTGCAGGGTGACTTCTACACCGCGCTCACTGTTGGTGTTGGCGTGCCCGTTCGCGTCGACCTCGTTAATCACGGTGTCGGGAAACGTCCGGTGCAGGGTTCTCTTCATCATGAGTCGTCCTCCTTGCCATGACCGAACTGGTCTGGCTCCTCTTCATCACCGTCAGGGACGCGGCTTGCGGCCACGTCCAGTTCGCGTTGCCGGTCGAGCACGACCACCCCAAACCGCAGCAGGGCGGCGGCTTCTGGGATGGGCATCCAGTGCGTGAGCACGAGTCCGGTCAGACGCACGCGTGTATTCAGTCCTTGGTTCACCTTGTCGGTGTAGGGTCCGACTTGCCCGGACGGCCGTAAGTTCCCCAACGTGCCTCGCTCAAGGTGCAGTGGGCGTTTCCCACGACCCGCGTCTTGAAGTTTCAGGTTCACCATACGCACCAAGGCGTCGAGGTCTTGCAAGACCGTCTCGTTTTGGGCCATTCGCGTGGCAACATACTGCGTTGTGGGATTACTCTGGGTTGCCATTAGTCTTCCTCTCTTTCTGTCCACTGCCCGTCTTCGACTAGATAGCATTCCTCTTCGGTCAACGCTGGACGCAGCATTCTTTGCAGCGACCGGATCCAATTGGAGATCTTCACCGATCCATCCTTGTTTCCCTTGGAGCCGGGGTCATAGCTCACTTTCTGGCAGGTGTCGCAGAGGGTGACCGTGACCTCCAGACTGTTCCCGACCGACTCCAAAATGTCACGCGCCTGTTGCAGTTGGCTGCGCTGATCCTCGTTTAACCTGAGTTGGTGGATATAGCGCTGCTGTGCTTTGTGTCGCTTGATTTGCTCGTGCGTGTATGTTTTGCCGGTTGGCGCGGTATATGTTTTTTGCGTCTGTCGTGCAGTGTCTTTGTGGTTCGCCATGGGCCTACCATCCTCTCGTGAGTGTGAAGTCTGCCGGGGAATCGAGATACGCCTGCACGGGCACGAGGCCCGTCTTGCGTAGCTGGGTCAGGACAGCCGGGGCCGTCGTGTCGACGGCAAAGCCTACGTCTCGCACGTAGTCGCCCTCGGCCTGAATACGTTCAATGTAGGCTGGCACCTCACGCGCTGGCATGAGCCCACGACCGCAGCCACACCGCACCAGCAACCCAAGCTCGGGGAAAGCCGCGATGAGCGACGGCAGTTCGGTCGACGTGACCCAGATGTCGAAAGCGCCACGGGCCGTCATGACTGCACCGCCTTCGCTGGCCGACCAGCGGCCAGTATCTGGTTGGCGACTTTGAGAATCTTGGTCGCGGAGTCCTTCGGGACCTGCGACTCTTTGAACCAATGCTGGATGTAACCGCGAGACTCGGCGGCCCCGGTCCCGTTGTCGTCGTCGACCTCAAGCGCAGAGGCGACCAGCAGGCTCACGCACTCGGCCTCAAGCTCCCGAATGTCTCTGGAGAGCGTGGGCGTGTCGTGCATCGTCACTTCGGCGGTATGCCCCAGCGCCACATGCGCCAGTTCGTGAAACAGGGTGCGGTGCGGGTGCGACGCCACGGGGTTGACGGCCACGGTGCGGCGGGTCGCGTAGCCTTGGCAGTTGCCGTCGGTCATCTCGAACGGGACCTGCTCAATATCCAGTGCGGCCAGTGCCCGGTCCAGTGACCAGTCAGGCAGAGACGGCGGCGTGTAGTCGTCACCCTCGGTCTGCGAGAGCACAAACCAGCGCGGCTTGTAGGCAAAGAACGTCGAGGTCGGCTGCGTCCCGTCGGCCTTGGGTTCGGCCTTCTTGTCCTTGACGGTGACGGGCAGGGTCATCCACAGCGCCTTCTCGCCCTTCTTGACGCGGCGACCGAGCGCCTCCCACCCCTTGAAGGTATTGATCGGGCCGACCTCAATCTTGCGTGCGTTGCACTGGCACATGGCGTCGAACTGATTGAAGAGGCTGTAACGGTGAAACAGGCGGTAGCATGTGGCAAGCACCCCCGGCTTGGTCACGGCCTCGTGGAGCATGTCTAGCTGGCTTGGTTGGTTGCGTGTTTCTTTTTTCATGTGTCCACCTCCTAAGTGAATAAGGAATACTACAGTGAACTGGGCAGGGGAGTCAACCCCCCCCCTGCCCAGCCACGTTACAGTTCGGTGACGAACGTCCCGCTGGCGTAGCGCGGGTTGTGACGTTGGCGCGTGGCTTCCAGTTCGGCGTCGTCTCGGCTGGCATACTCGCCGAAGTAGACCTCGCGGCTATCGTGGTCTGGCCCGAAGTACCACAGCGTCGTGGGGCCGTCGGTCGCCGGTCTGGCATAGAGCAGGGCCTCGAGAGCCTTTTTGGCAGACTGGAACAGTTGCTGCTGGTGCGCCTGTGCGTCGCCCTCCCCCATGCGATCAAGCGCATCATCGAGAGACTCGTTCCAGTCGTAGGCGTCGGTGAGCGCGTCGCGCAGGGTCTCCCCATGCTCGGACAGGAACGTCTGCATGTCGGCGGTCGTGCGACGCCGGTAGAGCCCCGTGTCAGGCGTGACCGGGTCGAGCGTGGGCCTCGGGGCCTCGGGCAGGGGCTCAGAGAGCGCCCAGCCCATGCCTCCCAACCCGGCAATGCACAGGAGCGCCAGCGCGGCCAGCACCGCGTCCGACGACCCGTCGACCACGAGCATGGCCCACAGGAAGCCCGTGAACCCGACCACAATGCCGCCGAGCGAGAGCGCGAGTAACGCGCCGGTCTGTGTGCGGGTCATGACTGCACCTCCAGTGAGCGCACCTCGGCGGCAACGGGGCCGTCGAAGCTGGTGCTCTCGAAATACTGCGTGCCCTGACCGGAGACCGGGGTGACTTCCCAGCGGTCGCGGCTGTAGTGGCTGCGGTAGCCTACGATGGTGGCCTCAAATTGGATGGGGCCGTTGGTGCGAACCAGCACGACTTTCCCGACGACGGTGGCGACTTTGGTGAATGCAATCATTGGTCTACCTTTCTGTGTCTGCCACGGCGCTTTGGACCGTGGCTGCGGGTTTACTAGGGGTCGCTGCCCCTAGCCATCACCTTATGAGGTCGCCCAGCCTTTGCGGTCGACATCTTCCATGAGCGCGGCCTCGGACCTGCGGAGCGCCTCTTGCCGGTCAATCAGACCGTCTGTGTCCAGTTCCGTGACGGTCCCTTGCCGCACGGCGGCAACCCAACGCTGGGCTCTCAGGTCCGCAATGCGTCTGTTGGCCTCGTCCAGTTCCCGTGTGATAGCCACATAACTGCGGACCGGGCTGTATCGCCGCGTGGTGAACTTTTTCAGTTGCTCGTCCTCAATGAGACGAGTCAGTTCGACGATCTTGTCGGCATAAAATGCCTCGTTATTCATGACTTTGCCTCTAATTCTGACCTTGTGACTCTTCATATGGTCTACCTTGCTTTCTCGCCTGTCTCCTCAGTGTCCGGGAGGCGACCCCGGGCAGACGACCCTTGCGGGTCGTTTCGACTGGTCTAGTCGTCTGAACCCAACAAGCGCAGAGCCTCGGTCGCAGCAGCCAAGTGTTTGCGCGCCATGGTCACGGCCCACTCCGCGCTTCGCTCTGCATACCTCACGTCACGCGTAAGGCTTTCGATTGTTTCCCGTAACTCGGCCTCTGACTTGTCACGATACAAACCCGGTACCAGATAGGTGTGCGCTGGTGCAGTGGTCGGGTCATCACTAAACCTATTGCTCATGAGGACACCTCGTCTCTGTAGTTGCGGTCCAAGTGACCGCCGTTGTCGTAAATGCGACGTGCATAGCTCACGGCCTCGGCGTGTCGGGCAAAGTGCAGCGCCTCGCCGGTCTGGTCGCCGGTCTCGTCTTCCTCGAACAGATACCAGCCGCCTCCGCGCCTCTCAGGCGGCGTATACAACTGGAGGCTCCATCCGCTGACCGGGACGTTGTGTCCGAGCAAGGGCATCAACAGCGCAAAACGCATGATGCTGTGTTCGACGGTGAAGAATTTGATTGTGGTCTTCATGAGGACACCCCCTCGTCAAATGCCATGAAATACTCCACCGCTTCGGCCTGTGTGAACTTG